ACCTACATGTAGGTGCATGTAATAAATAATACACACTACGGAGTTGACGGTTTCATGAAACGGGTGTAAACGCCTTTTTGGCGTGCTCACGGCAGCCAAAAAGTTTGGCGCGCCCAAAAATCGCGGATTTAGGAGACAAGCCCAGTGGACTACACCGAAGTGGTGGAGCGGAGAAAAGCTCGGGTACACGCGAAGATGCTACTGCAGGGTCTTCCGGGCATCGTGACCACCGGAAAGCGAACCAAGCGGAAGCCTCCTCCGACCCTCGAAGAGATCGTCCTGAAGCACATCCGGCGCATGCGGAAGGTGTGACCTGTGACTGAGCCGAAGCCCAAGAAGCTGTGCCCGAAAGGTCACACAGTCGGCTCCATTGTGGGTGGGGGTAGGTGTGGTGTGAACCGCTGTGGGGCGGACACCGCAGCCCTGACGGGACCGGCCAAGCTCGACGAAGACGCGCTCGCGAAGATCTCCCCCGAGGACAGGGAGCACTACACCCGCATGGTGCAGGCGGGCGTGCCCAAGGGCCTCAAGGGGGAGGCAGCCACCGACTGGGCCAAGGGCAAGCTGGTGGACCTGTTGCCTGAGGCTGTGGCAAGCCTCCAGTACGACCTGCGCTACGGTAGCGACAAGGTCCGTTCCGAGGCCGCTGACAAGGTGCTTCGGGCGAACGGGCTGGACAAGCGCGAGGCGTCTCCCGGTGGCGGCGGTTTGATCGTCCTGAACTTCGGCTCGACCGGCTCCACGGGCGTCCCGTGGCTCGAGCGAATGACCAAGAAGGGCGAGTGACGGAGACATCATGGCTAGGCGATCGAGCTTTGAGCACTGGCGCGACCGCCAGAAGGAAAAGAAGGGCGTCACGGAGATGTCCTCAATCGAGGATCTCCTGAAGCTCATGATGGACGGCAAGCGGCCTCGCGAGGAGCGCCGGGTCAACCCGACCCAGCTGGCGTACGTGCAGAGCGACGCCACGATCAAGGCGTACATGGGCCCTGCCGGTTCCGGCAAGTCCGTGGTCGGTTGCGCGGAAGTGATGGCGAAGGCGTTGCTGATGCCGGGCACCAAGTGGTTCGTTGCCCGCCGCGACTACAACGACCTCATGGACACCACGCTGCGCACCATGACGAACATCCTGAACAACCTCCCGGACGGCACCCTGCTCGACCGGCAGAAGATGGCCCCGCAGAAGTGGTGGATCCGGCCCATCGTGCACGGCATGAACGGCCAGATCACGGAGCCCTCCGAGATCACGTTCATGGGCCTGCAGGACGACGTGGGCTCGTACGAGTTCACCGGCGGCTTCATCGACGAGGCTGACGAGGTCGAGAAGAACTACGCCTTCAACATGCTGCACCGTCTGCGCTGGAAGCCGAACCCCGACTTCCCGGACGAGAACTACAGCATCGGCATGGCGTTCAACCCGCCCCCCATGACTCACTGGCTGTACACCGAGTGCACGGGGCTGGACCTGCTCGGGACGAAGGTCAAGGATCCGACCATCACCCTGTTCCGCCCGGAGCCCCGCGAGAACCAGCGGAACCTGCCCAAGGGCTACTACGAGACTGCAGCCGCGAACCTCCCTGAGGAGCTTCGCCAACGGTACGTGGATGGCACTTGGGGCAACACCTACCCAGGCGAGCCCGTGATCCGGCAGTTCCGGCGGAACCTGCACGCAGCCGACCTGCGGTACGAGGGTGGCACCGTCTTCCGGTTCTGGGACTTCGGCTACAACCGCCCCGCCGTCCTGTTCGCACAGATCAAGCTGGACGGCCGTCTGCAGGTTCTGAGTGAGTTCCTCGGGCACCACATCGAGGGCACGAAGTTCATCGAGACCGTCCTCGCCCAGACCGCCCAGCGATTCCCCGGAGCGGACAAGTTCGTGGACTACGGTGACCCGGCCGTCGCGCAGCACAAAGACACCGGCTCCATGCTGGCCCTGCTGAACAACGCGGGCATCTTGATGCGCTACCAGCGCACCCCGTTCGATGTCAGCATCCAGCTGCTGCGCAAGCGCTTCGAGAGCCAGATCGAGGGCGAGCAGGCCATCCTCGTAGACAGGTCGTGCCGCGTCCTGCTAGACGGCCTGTCAGGCGGCTACCACCTCAAAGAGGATGGGGTGACTCCGCGCAAGGACGGCTTCTTCGACCACCTCGTTGACGCCCTGCGCTACGGTGTGTACAACCTGTTCGGAGTCACCACCTCGGCCTACCGGCCTGAGCATCTTCCTTCCAGCTTGCAGCGCCAGAGGTCAGCATGAGTGTCCCGCAAACGCCAATCGTCACCACCTCCGCAGTGGACGAAGTCGAAGGCGCGCTGACCGCTCCCCCGGACAGCAGCATCAACTTCGTGGACGACAAGGACACGCTCGAGTGGGTGCTCACGAACATCGTTCCCCTGCTGCCCACGGTGCGGGCGGACGGCGTTGCCCAGCGCAGCGAGTGGGCGCAGATCCGGCGTATGACGATGCTGCAAAAGGACGACACCAGCGCCTACGTCGGTCAGTCCAACGCGTACCTCCCGGTGTACCAGAAGGCGCGCGAGACGCGTGTCAGCCACATCGCGCAGGGCCTGTTCCCGTCTGACACCTACATCGACGCGGAGGCCGAAGACCCGGCCATGCAGGCGATGTCCAGCGTGAACAAGGCGTGGATGATGTACCAGCTGGAGCAGGCCATGAAGCTCCGGGCCGAACTCAAGCCGTTCATCCGCAGCCTCACGGACTACGGCATCGGCATCGCGAAGGTCTGGTGGGAGAAGCCCCCGAAGTCGGTCAAGGGCACCAAGCTCACGCGCCTGCCCGGCATCGCTGAAGTTCTGCATGACTACGGCGCGCAGCCGTGGAATTGCGAAGGTGCCCGCTTCCGCACCCGCAGCCCGTTCAGTTGGTACCTCTGGCCCGTGTCCGCGAACGCCATCGAGGAAGCCAGCATCGTGTTCGAGGACATTCAGGTCAGCAAGCAGTTCGTGGACCAGATGGCCCGCGCTGGGATCTGGAAGGACCCGGAATTCATCAACTCCACGATCAACCAAGACGCCCTGCAGCCCGAGGTGCGCACGGCCCTGATGGAGACGCGGGGCTCGGCCCAGCACTCCACGGACCTGCGCCAAGGGGAGCTGGCGACGTGGACCCTCCTGACCGAGTGCTGGCTGAGCATGCCGGTCCCCTCGGGCTTGTACCGCCAGAACGAGACCAAGGGCACTCCGGTCCCCGTGAAGGTCGTGCTGGCGGGCGGCATCCCGATCGAAGTTCGCCGGAACCCCTTCTGGCACCAGCGTCCCCCGTACCTCCTGCACCGGATGAACGAGGCGACGGACAGCTTCTACAGCGTGGGCATGGGCCGTTCGATGCTGAGCCTTCAGGGTCTCATCAACGACTTCATGAACCAGACCAACGACAACGGTATCTACGGTCTGAACCCCATCATCAAGTACAACCCGAACCTCGTCGTCGGCCCGCTCGAGCCGCTGGCTCCCGGCCGCATGATTCCGCTGACCGACCCCGAGGGCATGGTCTTCGACCGGCCTCCCGTCGAGCAGCTGCAGTACGGGCTGGCACTCGTCAACCAGATGATCACCTACGCGAACGACCTGAGCGGCGTCCCCGCCGTGCTTCAGGGGTCCGGCGCGAAGGGCGGCGCGAAGACGGCGACCGGCTCGCAGATCCTGCAGAACAACGTGAAGGGCGAGCTTCAGGACCTCATCGAGGATCTCGAGCTTCGCGTCCTCATGCCCATGATGCACATGGTGCACAGCCTCGGCCAGCAGTACGAGAGCGCCGAGCGCTACCTCGCGATCGCGGGTGGGGAGAAGGTCCAGTTCTCGCGCGACATGCTGCAGGGCGAGTTCAACTGGCGCTGGGTCGCAAGCTCGCAGGCGATGAACCGCCAGATGCGCGCCCAGCAGACCGGGCAGTTCCTGCAGATGGCGACCAGCCCTGCGGTCCTCCAGCTGCTCATGCAGCGCGGCCGCCCGGTGGACCCCGAGGCCATTCTCCGCAAGCTGTGGGAAGATGGGCTGGGCCTGCGCAACTTCGACAAGCTTCTGACCGCAATGCCCATGATGCCGGGCATGCCCCCCGGAGGTGGAGGTGGGCCACCTCCGGGCGCGGGCGCTTCTCCGCAGGACCCCCGGTCGGCCGTTGAGCAGGCAGAGGGCGGGAGCGGAGAGATGGCGGCTGGCGAAGGCGAGGCGTTCGGCGAGGTTCGCGAAGGTGCTGACGAGATGGCTGCCCAGCAGGGCGCGATGTTCGGAGGTGGCTGATGGCGTCCGCGTTCGAGCAGATCGAGCAGGAACTCGAGGAGTTCGAGGGCCTCGTCCGGCATCCCGGCTGGGAACGGCTGGCCGCCCGCATCCGGGCGCAGGCCGACAACCAGATGACGAAGATGCGGAACGCGGCCTCACAGGAGGAACTCCTGAAGGCTACCTACACCT